CTATATTATCTGAAATATTATTACATTATCTTACAAGAAAAAAGTATGAAAAAGTATTGGTATGTTTAGATAAAGATGCAGTATTGAAAAGTATGATGATTTGTGATACGATAAAACACAAGGTAAAATATTCTTCTGTTTTATTTCCAGAAGTAGATTTAAAAAACATGAACCCAGAACAACTAGAAGAATTGGTATTTAAAAATGGCTAAGAAAAGAGCAATGTATGGTACAAGTGCCTACACACCCACAAAGAAAACAAGACGTAGGTTTAAAAAACCACCATTAAATCATAGAAAGAAACTCCGACCTTCTGAAAGTAGAATGAAGAAGGCAGGAGGATAATGCAAGACATAGAATTAAATGTTCTAGCTACCATGCTAGATAAATCTGTGTGGGATAGAACCAAAAACTTTATAACACCAGTTATGTTTCCTAAAGATTGGCGATCATTGGCTCACACCATTAGAGAAGCCCATCTTAAATATGAGGAGATTGAAAGTCTTGATGCTACAACATTAGTAGCAGTACATAAGATAATGTTTCCGGCTATGCCTGATAGTAAAGCCTTACAAACTTTTGATCTCATAGATGATTTGTTGGCTGTTAAAAAGGTTGATGTAAACCTAGCGTATGATTGGGCTAAAACTTTTTGGCAAAGAGATATGGCTAGACAGATTGGAGAGAAAGCTGTTGGTTTTTGGACAGGCGAAAACTCTATGGCATTTTCTGAGATCTCACAAATGATAGAAAAGGTTGCATCTAACAGTCTTGATGGAGAAGATAGTTTTAGAATTATACACGAGGACTTTGAAGAATTAATAAAGTCTACAGTTAAAGAACCAGACTTTACTTTTGGATTACACAATTTAGAACGTAATGTACAAGGATTAAATCGTGGAGACTTTGGAATTATCTTTGCTAGACCAGAGATAGGCAAGAGTAGTTTTTGTGCTCATCTTGCATCACACTACATATCCAGAGGACAGAAAGTACATTATTGGGCTAATGAAGAAATAGCCAAGAAAGTTAAACTTAGAATTATTACAGCGTATTTTGATATTGACAAGAATACCCTGCAAAAACAAAAGGATAGGTACATAGAAGAGTACAAAGAAAAGGTTGATGCTAATTTAGTTGTGATGGATAGTGTAGGAACTAGTGTCAAAGAGATTGTAAATTTTACTACATTGAATAAACCAGACGTAGTATTTATAGATCAAATGGATAAAGTTAAGATTGATGGTACATACACTCGTGGAGATGAAAGACTAAAAGAGATTTATGTTATGGGTAGAGAGTTAGCCAAAAGACATAATTGTTTGGTGTGGGCTGTATCACAAGCTAGTTATGAAGCACACGAAAGAGAAGTAATAGATTATTCTATGCTTGATAACAGTCGTACAGGCAAAGCCGGAGAAGCAGATTTAATTATAGGTATTGGTAAACAAATGGGAATAGATGAAAACAATACTCGCTTCTTAGCAGTAAGTAAAAATAAAATAAATGGGTGGCATGGTAATGTACCCGTTCAAATAAATATTGCAACAGGAAGGTATAGTGTATGATTACTTGTCTCGATATAGAAAATACTTTTACTAAAGGTAACAGTATGCCGTACAATGGAAATAATATATTGGTGTCTGTTGGCTATCTTACAAATACTAGAGAACAAAACTATCTATGTTTCTACCATGCAGAAGAACCGCCTACAGAAAATAATATAGACATCTTACAAGATATTTTAAATAGAACAACTTTATTGATTGGACACAATATAAAATATGATTTACAATGGTTACTAGCTTGTGGCTTTCAATATGGAGGAAAGGTTTGGGACACAATGGGTGTTGAATATTTATTAGCCAGAGGATTAAATCGAGAACTAACTCTTAGTGCTTCATGTAAAAGACGCAATGTTTCTGAGAAAAAATCTCACATCTTTGAAGAGTTTATAAAAGCTGGAAAAGGTGTAGACGAAATACCTTATGATAAACTTACAGAGTATGGTGTACAAGATGTACAGTCAGCTTACGAGTTGGCAATCGCACAGGCTCATATATTAGATATTTCTTTAAAGGAATGGGCTACACAATGAAAGCTACAGTTAAATTACACATGGATGTTTGCAGAACATTATGTGATATAGAAAATGATGGTATCAAGGTTGATGTTCCTAAACTTCTTGACATTGAGAAAGATTTTAGAAATGAACACACAGAGATAGAACATCAATTGAATACCATGATTAAAGAGTTGTGCGGAGACACACCAATAAATTTAGCATCAGCAGAAGATAGATCAAAGTTATTTTATTCTAAAGTTGTAAGAGATAAAAAAGAATGGAAAAACTTTTTTGATTTGGGTACAGTTGTTAAAGATGGAAAGAGAAAAAAGAAATTTATTAGAGTATCTACACCAAGTATATTTAGAAGTAAGTATCAATATAAGATTGGGGCTTTTTTAAAAACTTACAAGAAAACTTGTAGAGCCTGTAGAGGAACAGGCACAGTTGATTTTATGAAAAAGGATGGCACCTATGGTATGCCCCGTAAATGTAAGATGTGTTTTGGTAGAGGTGTTGTTTATGTAAACACCAAAGAAAGAGCGGGTCTTGGTCTTAATCCTCTAAACGAAAAAGATCTTTCTGTACATGGATTTAAAACAGACATAACTACAATCAAAGAAAAGATGTTACAGGTGCATGGAAGGGAAAGAGAGTTCTTACAAAAGTATATGAGGTATAATGCTTTGTCTACATATCTTAATACTTTCATTGATAGTATAAAAAGTAACACAGGCAAGGATGGATTTATACACCCACAGTTTATGCAATGTGTAACAGCTACCGGAAGATTATCCTCTCGCAATCCTAACTTTCAGAATATGCCTAGAAGCACTACGTTTCCTGTTAGAGAAGCTATTGTTAGTCGATTTGAAGGTGGCAAGATACTTGAAGGAGATTATAGCCAATTAGAATTTAGAGTAGCAGGGTTTCTTGCAGGAGATAAACAAGTCTTACAAGATGTTAAAGATGAGGTTGATGTTCACTCTTATACTGCAAGCATCATTGGTGTTAGCCGACAAGAAGCAAAAGCTCACACTTTTAAACCTCTATATGGCGGCAAGACAGGAACTACAAGTGAAGTAAGATACTATGAAGCATTTCTTGAGAAGTATAAAGGTATAGAAGAATGGCATCAAAGATTAGGTCGTGAGGCTCTTGTACGCAAAAAAATAACCCTACCATCAGGCAGGGAGTATCAGTTTCCAAACGTAAAAAGTTATGCAAATGGTGGGTATTCTAATGCTACACAAATAAAAAACTATCCGGTACAAGGGTTTGCAACCGCAGATCTACTACCTGTTGCATTAATATCACTACATAATAAAATAAAAGAAAAGCAAATAAAGAGCTTGATTTGTAATACAGTCCATGATAGTATAGTCTTGGATGTACACCCTCAAGAAGAGGAAATAGCGATACATTTACTAGAAGAAGCCATGCTAGGCATACGAAAGGAATGTCAAAGAAGGTATGGTGTTGAATACAATATGCCAATCGGGATCGAATTAAAAATCGGTAACGATTGGTCTAATTTAGAAACTGTCAGCACAAAGGAGTTGCAATAACATGACAGACGTAGCAGTAGCGGAGACACCAAGTATAAAAGATTTGGTTACCGCAAAAGAGATGGACACAGATACTCTGATGGCAATGTTAGGTCAAAAGGATCTGTCGTCTACATCAAGCGAAAGCACTAAGGCGTATTTACCTAGACTTTCGATTGAGCACAATACCGAAGATGATGACGGCAATAGCCTTCCTCGTGGAAAGTGGCGTGTAAGAGATGCAAATGGTGAAACAGTTCACAGCGATACTGTTATCTTTCGACCTTTTTTAAGAAGATATATGTATAGTGTTTGGGATCAAGGACAACAAAATTATTCGTCTATGACAATCCAAGCGTCATCATTTGGAGATAAGTTTTTTGATACTACAGGTGGACTGAAATGTGGTAAGATAGATCGAAAAGAGTTAGATCTTCTTGCTCCAGATGACCCTGCAAGGACACTCCAAGCAGGTATAAAGTGTTCTCAAATTATATATGGAACAGTAGCTTTGTCTGGCAATGCAGAAGCGGTACCTCATGCTTGGTACGCAAAGGGTAGTAACTTCATGCCTGTCAGCGATTGGATTAAAACCTTAGAAAAACAAGGTAAGTTGCTGTTTAATACAAGAGCACTTTTAACCACATCTAAACAGAAGTATGGTGGCAACATTTTTTACAAAGCCAACATTGAAGTTAAAGATAGTGTTGAATTTGTTCCGAAAGGAGATGTGCCACTACTTGAAAGTTTTATGGATATAGTTAATCTTCATAATTCTGACATAGAAGAAAAATATAAGGAGTCTCGCAAGGACTTTGAAGATGTGGAGATAGTTGACTCACTAGATGAATAATCTCATTAAGGAGTATTTACAACTTTATTTACAACAAGTAATTTCGGGGGAGAAAAAAATCTCTCCCGATTTACTTTTATTTTTTAAAGAAGAATGTGGAAAAGCTCTAGAAAAACAATTTGGTGAGAAGAAAAGAAATTGGTCTATGCGTATGTCTGGACTAGGTAAGCCCTTGTGCCAACAACAGCTAGAAAGAGATAATATAAAAACAGAAACAACTATGGAATACAATGCAGTAAACAGATTTTTATTTGGAGATCTGCTTGAAGTTTTGCTTTACATAGAAATGAAAGAAGCTGGTGTTAATGTAGAAGATTATCAAAAGCCTGTAACTTTAGAAATAGAAGGCGTACAATTAAAAGGTACGCTTGATATAATTATTGATGGTAAGGTTTGGGATATTAAAACTGCAAGCCCCTACGCTTACACCAGTAAATTTTCAAGCTACACTCGTGTAAAAGACAACGATCCTTTTGGTTATGTAGTGCAAGGATATTTATACGCAGAAGCAGATAATAAACCTTTTGGTGGTTGGATAGTAATTAATAAATCTTCTGGAGAGATACAAATATGTCCTGCCCCTAACATACAAGATGATGAACGTGCATCTGCATTGGCTATAGCTTCATATAATATAAATGCCTTACAAGATAAAAGTATTCCATTACAAAAGCTAGAAGATGTTCCAGAAAGATTTAGAGGAAAGTCAACAGGAAATAGATTATTAAATACTACTTGTAGTTTTTGTAATTTTAAAAGCCATTGTTGGTCTAACTCAAAACTACATCACAAGGTTGCATCAGAAGCAAAAAATCCTCCTATGGTGTGGTATTCACAATTAAATAAGGAGCAAATGTAATGCCTTTAATATTATATCATGGTATAAAAAAAGAAGATGTTATAGGTAATCCTCGATGTTTTTTTATCTATACTGAGAGTGAAAAAAAAGAAGGTGGAAAGGTGTACATGAGAGAAGCTCAAAACTGTTTGCCATTAACAATTAGCAAGGCTCCCTCTTCTAGTGTAGAAGCTCAATGGACAGATAGTAATTATCGAGAGAATACAACTAAGTTTGGTAGGGATGTAGATAAAGTGGTAAAATACTTGGATCGCAGAGCTATTGTGTTTTTGGAAAGTCAATTTTTACAAGAAGAGGAAAATAGTATAATGGCGGATAATGCACCTAGAACATTAAAGTTTATTAAGAATACGATTAGTTATTTAGTAGAAAAGTATGAGCCACAATATGTCAAGACGGACTAGAATGAGTAGGCGTGTAGCCGGAACAAAGTACAGAAGTAATTTTGAAGTAGATTTTGCATCAGATTTAATTAGAAGAAAAGTAGATTTTGATTACGAACCAGATAGCTATGAGTATCAACCAAAGACTACAACATATACACCAGATTTTTATTTACCAGAACAACAAATTTATATAGAAACAAAAGGTTTTTTTACGTCAGAAGATCGAACAAAACACTTGACATTTAGAAAACAACATCCTAATATTGATGTCCGTTTTGTATTTTCAAATGCAAATAACAAACTAACAAAATCTGGAAAAACAACGTATGCTCAATGGTGTATACGAAATGATTTTAAATACAGCAACAGAATTATTGATGAAACATGGCTGATAAAGGAGTGTAAAGAAGATGCCGAAGAAGATTGATGCAAGGTGGAGTAGCCCCATAGGGCAAAAACAATTAAAAGCATGGGAAGAAAACCAAAAAAAATCTGCCAATGATAGTGTAAACAATCCTCCTCATTATCAAAAAGGTGGTATGGAAACTATAGACATCATGCAAAACTTATTGCCATTAGATGAGTTTATGGGTTATTTAAAAGGTTGTATTATAAAATACATCAGTAGATATGAATATAAAGAAAAACCCTTAGAAGATTTAGCAAAAGCAGAGTGGTATATAAAAAAACTTAAAGATGTAAGAACAAAACACGATGCGTATATAAATTTAGAAAAGCACTTACCATGATGGTTAAATACAGAACAATGCAAGATGCTGTAACAGAGTTTCAAAAAGCATTTGGAAGATTTACAGATGTAGATTTTTCTCAAACTAAAATTGTTTTAGAAGCTAGAGAAATGTTTGAGCTTCGCAGAACTTTAATTGAAGAAGAGTATAGTGAATTAATGGAAGCTATGACAGAGGAAGATGAAACAAAAATTAAAAAGGAAGCAGCAGACTTATTATATGTTTTAA